TCGGCTGGACCGGGGGTGCCCCCGGAACCACGTACTCGCCACCTACTTTGACCTTGGCGGCCGGTGACGGCACAGCTTCATAGCTGCCGTTCTGCTTGACCAGAATGGAGGCGGGCCCGTAGGCGCCGCCAACCTTCACGGACAAGATGCCCGGCATTACAGCACTTCCTTCACGGACATGGAGGTTACGGTGGCGGTGACACTGCCGCTGTTCTGGCAGACGATACCGCCGGGACCATTGGTGTCCGTGTCGATCAGTTGGGTGTGGGTTCCGACCGTGGAGAAGACATCGCCCGGACCATAGTTGAAACGAAGGTTCGCGCCGTTGATTGCCGACACGACCATGCTGAACTGGTAACGCTTGCCGGCGACAACCGCATTCGAGATGCTATACACCTCGGTGCCCGGGCTCGGCGGTGATTGAACCTCGGCAACACCACCGCCAACAGCCCAACCAGTAGTGTTCCACTCGTCGGTTCCCTGATCGAAACTGGGATCGAGCAGAAGCTCGGGACCGAGAACGACCGGGATGCTGAGTGCGTTGGAATCGACCGCCGCAGCGCCGTTGGAGTTGGCGCCGATCTCGACGCACACCACATCTTTGCCCGCCTCATTGACGGTCAGGGTGTAGGTCAGGCCGCGGGCGCCGGGAATGGGAACACCGTCGGCTTCCCAGCGGTGCAGCAAAGCGGGTGTCGGGGTGCCGGTCCAAGTGCCCGGGGTGACGGTGAGTTCTTCACCGGTCGCCAGCGTGCCGGAGATGACCGGGGGCACGGTGTTCTCGGGCACAGTACCCGGGGAAGCGCCACCCTGATAAACGCCCTCAGCTTTAACCTTGAGACCGATAGCATCGACGTAGGCGCCGGCGACCTTGATCTTGGCTCCCGCGCTTGCGCCGGGACCGTAGGTGCCGCCCTGCTTGATGGACAGGGTGGCAGGCATTACGGCGTTACCTGAATCCAAATGGTGCCGTCCGGGCGACCATCGTCATTCACCGGGGCGTTCGGGCTGACCACGATCGTCGGCTGAAGCTCGGTGCCGAGACCGGAGAAGCCAAGCACTTCGCCAACCGGGTTGGTCTTAAAACGGGCGACCTCGAGAGCTTCGAGGGCGGGGAAGATTTCACCTGCATTGACGGACATGACGTGCTCCTGTGAAAAAGGGGGTGAGTTCAACTCACCCCCTTATCCTACCACAGCCGAGTTGGCTTAGGCGAGGTTGCCGGCGCCGACAAGGGCGAGGGCCATCCACTGCTGGTTCAGCAGCACGGACACGGCGTAGAACTTCGCGCCGATGTAGCCGCGCTGGCCGAGCGGGTCAGCGGAGTCCTTGTTGCCGACCGGGATGACCGACAGATCGAAGGACTTGGCGCCGCGCAGGGCGACCGTACCGTAGGCTTCCTGACCGACGAAGACCAGCGGATACACGTCGATGTTGGTGCCGCCGGTGCTCAGGCAGCCCGTGGTGCCGACAGCAGCGCCGCCGTTCTGGAAAGCGACCAGTTCCGGGGAGGCGATGAAGCGGACGTTCTCGAAGGAACCCAGCTCGTTCTCGTGCATCGGCTTGCGGGAACCGTAGGCCGCAACCGGGGTGTAGCCCGGGAAGGCAGCGGTGTCACGCAGGTCGGCTTCGATGTCGCTGTGGCAGAAGCAAATCCACGACGCTTCGATCGGGCGGGTGCCGATGTTCGGGGTCGGGGCAAGGATCGAGGTGATCTTGCGGGACTTGTTCAGGGCCAGCGAGCGGGTGATCTTGCGGACCAGCTTCGCCGTCAGCTTGCCATCGACGGTGGCCAGCGTGGTGCCGGTGCCGCCGTAGAAGCGGTTGGTCGAGGCGCGAACCTTGGAGAAGACTTCGAGCTCACGGATCAGGATCATCCGTTCGGCCACTTGGGTCTTCAGGGCGTCCGAGATGTCGTCCTCGTACATATCGGCAACCTTGTCCGTGAAGGAGTACAGGCAGCCGTATTGCTTCATCACCGCGGTGATGTCTTGGGCGACGATGCTTTCCGGGGTCGGCGTCACGCCTTCGGCCAGCAGGTTGTCGGTCAGCGTGGTATCGACGCGGTTGGAGGCATCGGTTTCCACGGTGCTCGCCGGCGTCACGTTCTGGATCAGGACGTTCGGGTTGGCGACGGTGGCGTTGTAGGGAACCCAGCGACGATACACGACGGTATCGGACACGTTGCGGGGCAGTTGCTTCTGGGCAGCGGTCAGCTGCAGAACTTCGCAGGGGATGGCACGGGCGAGGATTTCCCCCTTCCACTTACCGATCCGTGCTGCGGGATTGGACATTACGGCGCCGGACATGGCGTTTCTCCTTGATGGATTGGACTACTGAGGTTTGGTTGATCGTCTGGCCATCAAGGTCAGGTATCGTTTGGCGTCGGTTTAATGGCGCCATAGACGAAATCTATGCGGGTCAATTCGATTTGTCAATACCCCCATAGAAAAAAAAATACCCCGGCACATGGCCGGGGCTGCCTATCGGCGAAGCGGGGGTATGGTTATTCGGCTTTTGCCGGGCCGGCGCAGGCCGGCGCAGCGGCGGCATACTTAGAAGTGCAGAGTACCTTGACGGCATCTTCCTTCAGGCCGAGGCCGGAGAAGCTGCGGGCGGTTTCCCGGATGCCGCACTCGTCATCGGTCCAACTCGACCCGATGCTGAACCCGAACCCGACACCGGCGCCGCCAACCTGACTCGACCCCATGCAAGGCGCGGTGGGATACACGTTGCCACTGAAGACGTTCGGCACGTTGCGCACCGTGTAGTCGTTCTGGTTGATGTTGGTCGTGGTCACCGTCGGCACAGGGGCTTCATTCACCGTGAAGGTGTTGCCGCCGCTGTTCGAGGTAGCGCTCTGCTGTTGCTGCTGTTGCTGCTTCTGCACCTGCCACGCCGCCGCATTGTTGCGGATGTCGTTGCTGATGCGCGGGCTGACCGTATTGATGTTGGTGCTGACGTTGGTCACGTCGCCGCCGCCCGACGGCGGGTTGTCGTTGCCGATACCGACCGCGAAGGCCGACGTGGCGAATAAGGCGAAGAGGATGGCGAGGATGTGCTTCATGGATCAGTCCTTTCCGAGATACGGAATGATGCGGAGCCAGACGCCGCCGGGGCACTGGTCCTTGCCATCAGAGTTCGGCGTGTAAGTACCGCCGAGCACCTTGCACAGACCTTCCTTCTGGCCAGACAGGATGGCGGCGGGCAAGGCGATCGGGCCGACCAGTAGCGCGGTGCCGGCGTTGGCCAGAACCAGCGCACCCTTGAGCTTCTGCTCCGGGGTAAGTTCGATCTTGCGATCGTCGGCGAACGCCGGGAAGGCGAACAGGGTGGCGATCATGGCGATCAGGGTGATGATGTGCTTGGTCATGCTGACTTCCTTTCCTTGTTGAAGGCTGAAATAAACGCATCTTCCTCGGTAACCGGGGCTTGTGCGGGTGGGGTTCCGCCGTTCGGAAGAACAGCGTTGGTGAGGCGCGTAGTGCGGGCCGCCGGCTTCGGCGCCGGGGCTGCGGGCGGGGCGTTCTTCGCCGCAAGCCATGCCTTGAAATCGGTTAGGCGCTGGCTGATGAAAGCCGAGTCCTCGGAGGTCATCAGCTCTCGACCCTGCTCGGCGCCGAGCACATTGTCACGCCACAGCGCAAACTCGTTGGTGCGGATCACCTGATTCCAGTCCGGGTGCAGGATCGTGAGAACCTTGACCTCGAGCTTTTCAGCCATCTCGGCTTGCGTGGCTTTCAGGCGTTCCGCCAGCGCCGCGTCGAACTGCTCCTGCGTGATGCCGGCCGGGGCCGCCGCGGGCAGCTCTGCCGCCGGTGTGCCGCCACCGGCAAGACCGGCAAGGTCTTCGCGCAGCATGTTGGCCAGTTCCGGGAAGGCGCCGCTCAGCTTCTCGAGCTTCAGGTCCAGCGCCTTCTGGGCTTGCTGGGTGGTCGGCGGGTTGGTGCGCAGCGCTTCGATCTGCTGCATCAGCTGACCGATGCGACCGGCCATCTTATCGACGGTGGTCTGCAGGCTACCGCTGCGCGCCAGCGCCGCGGCAATCTGGTCTTCCGTCAGGCCAGCGAAGAGCTTAGGTTGTTCTGCAGGCGTTTCAGGCGCAGCAGCACCCGCTTCTTCCGTGCCCGGCTGCTCACCTTCCGGCGCAGTCTCAGGCTCAGCCGCAGCATCGGACGCAACCTCAACCGAAACTGCAGATTCGGTAGCTCTATGCGACTGTAACGCATCCTCCCCGCGTGTCTCGGCAAAAGCCGCAGCAAAAGCGGCGTCTTCCGCCGCAGCGGCTTCCGGAGTTTCCGGGGTAGTGATGATGCTGTCTTCATCCATTAGTTTCTCCTGTTTAGCCCGGAATCTCGATGTCGGATTCCACGAGCGGGGTTCTGTCACCTGCTAATTCTAGCAGACTTTTGCATTCCTGCAAGCTGGCCCTGATCTTCTGGGTTTCGTCCCACCCCAGATTCCCTTCGAGCCGGGTACGCAGATCGGTGACGCGCTGGTTCAGGTGTGCCTCGATGACCAGCCACGTCGGGCTGTAGGGGTCGATGTTCATGCCAGCCTCTTCAGCTTGTAGATGGCCTTCAGATACACGGCAGCCAGCTCGTCATGCAGATTCTCGAGCGTGGCGTCGCCGCCGCACGCCGCCTCGCGCCCGTCCCTGAGCTGCACATAGCTCGCTTCGAGGCGGGCCAGCATGTCCGGCTCGCGATCTTCCGGGAGCGGCAGGTCCAGTGCAATGGCGGCCTCAACGAAAGCGTCCAGCGCGCCGCGCACATCCTCGTAAAACTCGCCCAGCGCTTCGTGTTGCGCGAAGCTCTCGCTCAGCAGGTGCTCCCGGTGCGCCTCGTCGGCGTCGCCGAAGACCAGATCAATGATTTCGTCCATCAATGGAACCTCTTGCGTAGGGCGGCCAAGGCTTCTTCCGCGCTGTAGGCGGTGATGACCTCGTGGCCGAGCTTGTTGAAGTGGGAATGCAGGTCGGTCTGGCTCAGCGACACCCGGCCGTCCCGCGCCTTCATCTCGATCCACGCGCTTTCACCGCACGGGAGGATGATGATCAGGTCCGGGATGCCGGCAAGCACGCCCTGAATCTTCAGGTTGCCCGCCTCACGCGCGTCACGCGAACCGCCGTTGGGGATGTGCGCGACCACCGGCCGCATCTCGTCCGGCAGGAGGTGCCAACACCGGCGCAGCGCCGCGACCAAGCGCGCCTGCTCCCGGGCTTCCTCCTTCTTGATCGGGATGGTTGCCGGGTCTTGGAGGTCGAAGTCGTCCGGAATCGGGATCATGCGATGAATGCCTGTCCGTCCGGCGCTTTGCCCGGAGGCTCAACCGCCGGCGTGGCCACCTGCGGCATGGGGTTCCTTGCGACGTTCTCGCCGCGCACCGTGGCCGCGATCTCGTCCGGGGTGGGCAAGGTGGCCAGCTCGCGCTGCAGATCGTTGCGCCCAGCCTCGATGGCGAGCTGTGTCTTGAGCTTGTCCAGCGTGATCTGGTTCTGATTGGCGTATTCGAGCAACGCCAGCTCGCGACGCAGTTCGAGCTCGGCCATCTTGGTCGCCGCCGACACCTGCGTGCGCTGGGTCTCGAGGCCGACATAGACGGAATCGCGATCCGTGTCCCGCATGATCCGGGCCTGATCGGTCTCGTTCTGCATGGCCGCCACCTGCAGCCGGGTCTCGCTGTTGATCTGCGCCACCTGTAGCTTCGGGTCCGGCATCTGGGCCTGAGCTTGCTGCAGGGCCGCCATCTCTTCCGGCGAGAACATCAGGGTTTCCGGGGCATGGATGCCGGAGATGCGGGCGATCTCCTTGAACAGCTTGGTCGGGTCGATGCCGAAGCTCGGGTTGGCCATCAGCTGCGGAGCCACCTGCGTGATGAAGATGTTGCGTTGGTCGCGCGCCACCAGTGCGCTGGACCCGTGGGCCACGATGCGGAAGTCACCCTTGATGCTGGGGTCATCACCCCACTCCATCATCCAGTCGTAGTAGGCGCCGATGTGCGGCTTGATCAGGCAGTCGTCGAAGATGCGAGCCATGCGGCGCAGCAAGCTCGAGGCGTTAGCCACGAGAATCTGCATGCCACCCACGGTCTCCGGAACGCCGCTGGGCCCTTGCTGACCTTGCAGCAGGATCGGCAGGCCGGTGACGTTCTCAGCCATCTTCAGGGCGAACTCGATCGCCTGCAGCAGTTCGGCCTGCACGCTCGGGATCACCACGGAGTTCATCGCCTGCGACACATCCTGCACGTCGGAGTCGGCCTTGAGCAACCACACCTTGCGCGGCGTGATCTCCCAGCTGCCGTCGGCCGGGACCACCGCGCCCCGGGCGAGGATGATCTGCGGGCCCGAGCTCAAGCCTGCATTCTCCATCATGGCGCGGACGTGGCTGTTCAGGATCGCTTGGCAGCTGCGAATCTGGCGGGCAATGCCGATGCCGAACGGCGAGCCGGCGATCTTCTGCCAGCACATGAAGTCGTAGGGGAAACGCCCGGACACCGACGGGTTGAGGTGCGCCTTGACCGGGGTATCGTTGATCATGGTGACGATCACCGGCACCCCGATATTCTTGATCTCGTCAGCCGGCTCGCAGCCGCACTTCATGGCCAGCACATCTTCGCGCTTCAGGAAGCCATAGTAGTACCAGACGTGGAAGCGGGCAGCCGCCTTCTCCTGACTGGTGTGCGGGGGTTCGGACATGAGCCCATCAACCACGCTGCGCGGGCCTTCCTCGATCACCTTGAGCAGTGCATCCTCGATGTAGCCCGGCTGACCGATCAGGTCGCGCACCTGCCGCTCGACCATCGTACCGTGCTCGATGAAGAACTGCCCGTTGTGGATGTTGTCGCCGCACGCGGGGTCGGGGAACGCATCCCAAACGCTGATCTTCCGGGATTCCGGGTCGATCTGCTCGAGGACTTCGATCCGCTCTTCCCCGGTGTTCGGATCGGCAGTGACCTTCATCTTCCGGGTCACCTGCGGCACCGGACCGCGCATGATGCCGGTGCCGAGCCGAGCCGATTCATCGACCACCAGACGCAGCTGGCCGGCGAAGTCGCACTGCTCGAGCTTGTCGTTGATCCACAGCTGAGCGCCCGCGGCTGCGCGCTTGGCGGCCTTGATGATCTCTTCGTTCTTATCGACGGGCGGCTGGGCCGGGGCAGGGCCGGCGGCCTGCGCATTCGGATCGACTTGACCCGGGGGCGGCGCCATCTGCGCCAGCTGGGCAGCCTGCACCAAGGGACTCGGCTTCTCCGGCATTTCCGGGATGCTGGTCGGGGAGAGCGACCACATTGGCTCGTCGCTGGGGCTCAGCACCTCGATGACCTTGGATGCCGCGGTCTCGACGTAGGGGCGCGTGATGTTCAGGAACACCTTGGAGCGATACCGGTTTTTCGGCTTCGCAATGAGCGGCGATTCCGGGGTCGTGCCCTTGTAATAGATGCTCTTCGCTGTGTCGTCGGAGCCTTCGTAGTAGGCTTGGTCCTCGGCCCACTGCTGCTCGATGCCGGAGTTCTGGCGGAACTGGATGGCGTCGTTCCGGTGCTTGACCAGAATCTTGCCCAGCTGTTCGCGGCGCTCTTCCTCGGCGAGCTTGGCAGCAACCGCCGCCTCTTCCAACGCCTCGAGCTCTTCCGGGCTCATGTTGCCCAGAAGGTCTTCAACCGCTTCGTGTTCC